AGCGACGTCGCGCGCTACATGATCGACTACGACGGAGGGTCCGCGTGGGAAGCGACCTTCGATGCCGCCGTAGAGACGGCCAAGAAGGAGACCAAAGGGACGATGAACGAGGCCGTTATCTATCGGCGTTGCGGCGTTGTCTGCTCGCTCGGAACGCTAAAAGTCATCGACGACCCGGAACCCGCAAGCGCCGAATCTCGGGCGGAGTCTGTGGCATCGACCGAGGAGCCCCGAGAGTGACGTGCCGGGACGCGCTGACGATCGCGCTGCTCTCCCAGGCCATCGCCATCTGGGCCGTCGCCTACCTCGCCGGCAAGCGGCGCCGATGGAAGCACCCAGGGTGAACTTCTTTTTCCGAAACGCGGTCGACAACGCGATGCGCCGCGGCCTCGACGAGCGGATCGTGACAGCGCGATGACGTGCCCCCATTGCGCTCACGACGCGCGCCATGCCGACATTTACGGGTGCACTCAGCCTGTGCATGTACGCGATGGCGATGGTTCAAAAACCGAGCTCTGCGGTTGCCTGGGACTTCCGGGCGGCGTCCACGCGGAGTATGACGCCGTGAACCACCCAACGCACTACACGAAGCATCCCTCCGGCGTCGAGTGCATCCAGATCACTGAACACATGAACTTCAACGTCGGCAACGCGGTAAAGTACCTGTGGCGTGCGGACCTCAAGAACGGCCTCGAAGACTTAGAAAAGGCGCGCTGGTACGTTGACCGCGAGATCGCGCGTCAGAAGGCAGCTAAGGCAACGCGTGCGCGATCGCCTTCGCTCAGGGCGAGCAGGGCATCGCGAACGGCTAAGAACGCCTTGCTATGAGGCGAGGGCACGATGGCCGCTCTTCGACGTCGCCCGCAGAACGCCCGTTCCGACATCCGAACACGTGTCCCGCGACACTCGAAAATAGCCCGATTTCGCGTTTAATCGCGTAGGTACCGGACACGCCGTCGCGCACGTCGATGCTTCGTGGCAACACCTGCGAAGGTCAAGACGCGAACGCTCGCCGATTGCGAAGCGGTCATCGAGCGCGGGCTCAAGTCGTTTCTCGAGGTCGGGCACGCGCTCGCCGAGATCCGATCCTCGCAGCTCTACCCGGAGCGTTATGACAGCTTCGACGCCTACTGCGCTGAGCGCTGGGGCTTCACGCGACAACGCGCGACCCAGCTAACCGAAGCGGCCGAAGTGGTCAACCTAGTGGTAACGGACGTTACCACTAAGTCGCCCCTGACCGAGTTCGTAGCGCGCCCGCTCGCAGCGCTCAAAGCGAACCCAGACCTCTTGCGGCAGACCTGGAGCGCGATCGGGCAAGCCAGCGAAACGCCAACCGCAGCCCTCGTCGCCGCCGTCGTCTCGCGTGCCAAGGTCGCGATCACGTCCGCCAGTCAAGACCTCTCCGAGTTCCTCGCGACGATCGTCGAGCAAGAGCTCGAGAAGATCGAGGCGGAAAAGGCGCGCAAGGCTGCGGCCGGCGACGAGCCACGAGTTCCGGCGCCGACGACATCGCGCGACCCGCAGCACGTGCTGTTCGCATGCCTCGACGAGATATCGAAGCTGCCGCACCCGAAGGAAATGTTCGATCAGATCGAGCCGGTCAACTACTCGGAGCTCGACCCGCTCGACCTCGCAACGGACTACCTCGTGGAGCTGCGCTCGCGCTGGAACGTTCATCGCGCCGAGAGCGCGAAGCTGCTCACGGGCTAGTGGCCGTAAGCCATGACTGCCCACGTCCGCGCTGTGGCGCCAAGTTCAGCACCCCCTCCGGCCTCGCGCATCATCTGTTCGGCGCGCACGGAATCCGATCCGAGCGGCTCGACTCGAAGAAGCGCCACGAGCGACGCGATCGCGTCAGCGCCGTCGAGGACGCTCTCTGGCTGCTCGCCCACGTACCCAGGCGCGGCGTTCGTTTGCGCGCCGGAATGCTGGATCTCGGCGAGCGGGAGTACGTCCGCCGGCGTCTCGTCTGGATCGTCACGCAGCAGCTCGCGCTCGACCTGCGCCGCAATCCCGCCGAGATCGTCGTCGTGATGGCCGACCTCGTCGAGAACTCGCTGCGCGCGAGCGGCCTCTCCGAGCTCAAGCTCAACCCCGAGCATCACATGACCGAGGTCGCAAGCGGCCAGCGTCGCGTGCACAAAACCGGTCGACGCGAAACGGCTGTTCGAACCGCGTGAGCGCATCGAAGCGCAGCGAGGGTTCGAATCCCCCTTCGAAGCCGTCGACCCGTCCAAGGCGCAAGGCGTCGAGGTCGCAACCGCGCGAGCGCAAACTGCGTCAGCCCAGCGTCTACACGCCGGAGCTCGCGCTCAAAATCTGCGCCACGATCGAAGAGCTCGGCGTCTCAGCCAGCACCGCCGCTGCGTCAAACGGCGTCGCCGTCGCCACCCTCTCGGACTGGCTCTCCAAAAGCGAAGCGGGCGATCCGAGGTACGCCGGGTTTGCCGAAAGCATGACGCGCGCGCGCGCGACCGCCGAATGCAACATGGTTCGCCTCGCGATCGAAGGCGGCAAGGGCTCGAGCGGCGCGGCCTTCATCCTCGAGCGCCGGTTCCACACCGACTACGGTCGCCGCGAGCGGCTCGAGGTGTCCGGCGACGAGACGGCGCCGCTGGTCGTTCGTGCCGTCCGCCAGTTCGAGCAGATCCAGCGGGAGGTCGCTTCGGACGCCGCGCTGGCGACTTCGGTGAACAACGACCTCGCTCGCCGGCACGCTGAAACTCAGACGCTCGCGTTGCCCGGAAAGTCGAAGTCGTGAGACCGGCGTCGTTTAACTCTAAGGACGCATGCGCGCGCGAGTTTTTCATCGTCGGCGCGATTTTTGGTTTTCGTCGCGATCGTCTTCGGCTGCCGCTTGTCAAAGGTGCGGTGGCGATCGGGGCGCTTGGGCGGAGGTTGTCGGCGGACGCCTTAGCTCGGCTCCAAGAGAGAAGCCGGCGTTATCGGTTCATCATCGGTGCCGGATTCTACGGCGTCGACGTCGCGATTGGCGCGTTCGCGTGACCGCCGGATTCTTCGAGTCGCAAGTCCCGACCAGCGCGATCTGGGAAGACGGCGCGCTCGCTGCCGTCTCACCGCTCGGCTGGGCCAATCTGGTCACCCAGAACGACCCGAAACCATTCACGCTGCCGCGCCATTTGCGCTATCTGGACTACCATCTGCGGCAGCTCGCCGCCGGCTCGATCGACACGCTGCTGATTCAAATGCCCGTGCAACACGCGAAGTCGACCTCGTGTACCGTCTGGTTCCCGGCTTGGTACCTGTGCAAGAATCCCGAAAAGACCGTCGGCGTCGTCAGCTACAACCAGGAGTTCGCCGAGGACCGGTTCGGCAAAGTCGCTCGCGACATCGTCGAGCGCGCCGGCATGGGCTGGTTCGGCGTCGGCGTCGACTCGACGTCGAGCGCGAAGGGTCGCTGGAACATCGCCGGCCACAACGGCCAGTTTCTTGCTGTCGGAATCGACAAGGGCCTCACCGGGCGCGGTGCCGACCTGCTGATCGTCGACGACCCGATCAACACGCTCGAGCAAGCGCTCTCGGTCAAATACAACCAGTTCATCTGGGAGAAGTGGCAGTACGAGATCGCCACGCGTCTGTCGCCGCGCGCTCCGAAGATCTTCATCATGTCGCGCTGGGCGCAGTTCGACTTCATGGGTCGGCTGATAACCGACCTGAACGAGCGCGGCGCGCCGTACACGCTGATCGACCTGCCGGCGCTCGCGCTCGACAACGATCCGCTCGGCCGCGCGCCGGGCGAACCGCTCTGGCCTGAGGTTCGCGACCTCGGATTCCTAACCGAGCAGCGCGATCGGATCGGTCCGCGCGCGTTCGACGCGCTCTTTCAAGGGCGGCCACGCGCCGACGCCGGCGCGCTGTTCCAGCCGCAGTGGTTCCGGTACTACGACCTCCAGAACGACAAGCTGACGCTGCTCGATCGCGCCAACAATGTGATCGCGACCTACGGCCTCTACGCCCAGTGCACGATCTTCCAGATGATCGACCTGGCGACGTCGACGTCAGCGTCGGCCGACTATACCGTGATTGGGACGTTCGCGGTGACGCCGCGCAATGAGATCGCCGTGCTCGACATCGTACGCGTGCGCGTTCCGGGTCCGCAGCAGCTCGCGCTTGCGCAGCAAGCGTGCCATCAGTGGCGCTCGACGCGGGTCGGCATCGAGTCGGTCGGCTATCAGCTCGCGTTCGTGCAGGCCGCGATCCAGGCGGGTCTGCCGGCGGTCGAGCTCAAGCGAGCTCGCGGCGAGAGCAAAGAAACGCGCGCCTACGTCGCGGCGTCGCGATACGAAGGGCTGAGCGTCTTTCACCCGTTGCCGCGCCTGGGGAAGAAGTGGCTGCCCGATTTCGAGGACGAGCTGCTGCACTTCCCGACTGGCCTGCACGACGATCAGGTCGACGTCGTGAGCGACGCGGCCAAAGTGGTCGTCGACCGATCCAACGCGTCCTCGGCTTACGGGGTGATGGTTTCGTGAGAGAACGTGAAGGCTACGCCGCGCCGGCTGCCGAGCCGAGCGACTTCGTTCCGCCGGAAACGTCGACACCGTGCTCGGCTGTGCCGCCGCCGCGAATCGTGACGTCCAGAGTGGAGGGCTGCGGCGACCTCTTGCTCCCGAAACTGCCAAAGCGCGGCGTCGAGATATTGCGGCGCGTGGCCAACGGCGAGAAGCTCGACGCGATTTCCAGGAGTCTTGGTCTTAGCGATTCCTGTGGCGCGATGACAATGACTCGCATGCGTGCCGCGTTTGGCGCCGAGAGCACCCCGCAGCTCGTCGCGATCGCCATGCGCCGCGGGCTGATCTCGTGAGCGCGTCGCTGAGCGGTGTCATCGCGATTCCGTGCCTATGCGGAGCAAAGGCGCATAAAGCGTTCGACCTCGCTGTGTTCGTTTGCCCAAGCTGCCACGTGACCTCGGTCCAGGAGTTTGTACTCGCGACACGCGGCGGCGGCCTTCGCAAGTGGCGGAGATACCTGCGCGCGCTGCGCACGAGCTACCGCAACACGTGGAGTCAGCTACGCAGCACGGGGAAATTGTCATGACCGAAACCGCCTGGGTCATCGTCGGCGGGTTCGTGCTGCTCGCGGCCGTGTTCGGGGCCGGTTGGCTGGTCGGTTGGAGTGCACAAACGTCTACAAACGTGGACGAATGTGGACAGTTCGGTACGGCGGGCTCGTTCGTCGACGACTTCGGTGACGAGATCGACATTACGACTGGCCTCGCAATCATCCGCGACGGTCCACAGCGTCCGACGCTCAAAGGTCCGCCGCCGGGTTTCTACGAGCGCCGTCGCCCGGTTCGTCCGCTCGGAGCGCCGCCGAGCGTTGCCGAGGAGAACGAGCGCGAGGCTAAAGCGTCCGGCGCGTGCACCGAAGACTGTCGTCCGGCCGAAGGTCTTCACGTTGGCGCGGCCGGCTACCGATTCTGGATCACCGATGGGACGACGGAGGTGTACAGATTTCACCTCGTCGCGTCGCTTCACCGCGAGATCGATCATCTTCCGCGGAGCAGTGCGTTCAAGGAGAACGTCGCTAAGAAGGCCTCCGAAGCTACGCAAGGTCTCAAGTCTTCGCCGTGCTGACCGTCATCTTGGTTCTAGCGGCTGTGAATGTCGCGGCGGTCGCGATTGCGTGGCTCGTAGGACGCGAAAAGGGCTTCAACGATCGCGACAGGGCTCTCGCTAAGCAGCAAGAGCTCGCGCGCCGTGCGCGCATCCAGCAACACCGCGAGGATTGGATCGCCAATCATCCCGACCTCCACCGCCGAGGCGTTCCGGCGCCGCCGACCGAGGAATCGTTGCTCGTCGTCTTGCGCGAAGGCGAGAAACCGGGTTGGCTCGATGACTAGCGCGGACACGCCCTTCGCCACCGCGCCCATCGGCACCGGAACCTAGTCGCCGTGTCGCTGTCGCTCAAAGAAGGCCAAGACGATCTCGGGCTGCGCGTGCCGGGCAAAGGCGTTGCGCACGCTCCGTCGTTCGCGTTCGGGTCGGCCGAAGAGTACGATCCGTACGCCGCAGCCTACGCGCCGGAGAAAGGCCCGAGCCCGGAAACGCGGCTGAGCGAATCGCTCAAAAAGGGCATGACGCTCGACCTGTCGCTGGCGTGCAAGGACGGCCGGCGCGAGCAGTTCCGGCTGAACGAAAAGGACGCGGCGGCCTACTTCGCAGCTGACCTCGACGGTCGCATCCGGATGTGCAACGAGCGGATCGCCGAGCGTCGCCTGACGGTCGCAGTCGCCGCGGCAAAGCGCCTGATCGAGCGTCGCCTGCAGCCGACGTCGCGCAACCTGCGGCCGGATGAAGAAGCGTACCTGCGCGAGTTCGGCCTGCTCGAGACCGTCGAGGTCAAGCTCGGCAAGAAGCGCAAGCCGCTCCAGCGCCCCAAGCTGCGCGAAGCGTTCGCGGGCGCCGTTAAGCGCGGCGAGAAGATCGACACGAAACGCCTGCGCGAGGACGACTTCTTCGGCGTTGGGTTCGAAGGGCCGATCGGCACGTTCTATGGCAGCGGTGCCGGCTCGGGCTTCGAGTACTTGCCCGTCGGCGGACCGGCGCAGCAGCAGCAGACGATCTCCGACGTCTGGGACGCGCTCTCAAAGAGCTGGTGGGCCTGGGTGCACGACCCGATCGCCAAGCGCGGCTGCGACATCGTGCGCAACTTCGTGCTTGGGCGCGGCGTCGGTATCGTCGCGAAGGACAAGAGTCTCCAGCCGTTCATCGACGAGTTCGTCAAGCGCGAGCACTTCCAGCGCAAGCTGCGGGAGTTCGTGGTCTCGCAGACGCGCGACGGCGACCTGTACGTCCGCCTGATTCGGCCCGGCGACGGAACGACGAAGATTCGCTGGGTGCACCCCATGACGATCTGGGGCTCGGTCTACGACGCCGAAGACGTCGAGACGGTCTTCTGGTACGTCCAGCGCTACTCGACGCCGTTCATTCCGTTCTCGGATAACCTGCCGGCAGCGCAGCAGCACTGGGTCGAGCGTACGATTCCCGCCGGCGACATGATCCACACCAAGATCAACGCGCAGCCTTCCGACGAGCGCGGCCGCGGGCAGCTGCATTCGATCCTGGGCTGGCTCAAGGCGCTGCGCGACTACTTCACGGCGCTCGTGGCCAAAGAACGCAGCCAAGCGGCGCACATCTGGCACTACAGCATCGACGGAAACCCAGCGCAGGTGGCAGCGATCGGCGGTCAGGCGATCGGCGCCGCGAAAGCGCCGGCCGGATCCGTTTTCGTTACGAACAAGGCGGTCGACGTTGAGGCCGTCGCGCCGTCGACCACCGCTGGAACCGGAACCGGAACGACCTACGAAGGCCTGCTGAACCAGATTGCCAACGCGTTCGGCTTCTCGAAGGACTACTTCGGAGCCGCCAGCCGCAACTCGCGCGCGAACGCTCTCGTCGCCAACGAGCCGTCGACGAAAACGATCGAAGACTTCCAGCAGACCACGAGCGAGCTCGTGACCGAGATCATCGAGGCGGCGATCGACGAGGGCAGCAAGTTCGGGCTGATTCCCAAGACGATCACGGATCTGTCGTTCCGCGTTAACTTCCCCAGCGTTGCGAAGTCGGACGCCGCGACCCGCGTCACGCTGGCCGCGACCGGCGAGGCAATGCTGTGGTCATCGAAGCGGACCGCGGCGCAAGTGTGGGCCGACGAAGCCGAGATCGACGACTACGACTTCGACGAAGAGCAAGCGCAGATCCTCAAAGAAGGCGTCAAGGACGCGCTCGAAATGATCTGGCGCACCTACGCCACGACCAAAAAGGGCTTGCCGTCGTCGAGCGACGCCGCGTTTGACCCGGGAGAGGTTCCCAATCCGGACGAGGTGACGCCAGGCGCCGACCCAACGGCCTCCGCGACGTCGGCTGCCGGCGGTGCGTCCATCAAGCGCGACATGGCGCGCGGCGACACGCGCGGTTTCTCCGGCAAAGAGATCGCCGCGCTGCGCGAGATCATCAGCCGGCGCGGTTCGCTCACGCTGTATCCCTAGATTCTACTAATTTCCAATAGATTTCAGGAGAAAAAGCCCGATGTCAGTAACCGACCTCAACGACCCGCGCTTTGGCAGCAAACTCCGCGTCGCTGCCGGCGTCGAACTCGGGAACGGCACGTGCGCGCTCCTGACGATCGTGGCGACGCGCAACACGACCAACCCCGCGCTGTCCGCATCTTCGACGCAGCTCTTAGCCGCCGGCCCGAACCGCTACGCGCTGAAGATTCAGAACACCGATGGCGCGCAGACCGCGTACCTCGGGTTCGGGACTGCCGCTGTCGTCGGCGTCGGCATCCCGATCGCGCCCGGAGCGACGTACAACTGGTCGCCAAACCAGGATCCGTCAGGCATCACGGTCACCGCCGCGCAGATGCAGGGCATCGTCAACGCGATCGGGAGCGGTTCGCCGACCGGAAACCTCATCGTCACGGAGATCGACGCATGATTCGCCGACTGTTCGCCGCGGCCGCGCTGGCCGCCATGTTCCTCGCGCCGATCGGCGCGCGTGCGGATGCGCTGCCCGGCTCGTACCACGTCTGCAAGCTCACGACGAGCTCGCCGACCGTTTGCGGCCTCGTGACCGACACGCAACTCGTCGGATTCTACAACAACTCGCTGAGCGCCCAGACGGTCACGATCTCGTGCACGTACGCGAACGGCGACGTGTACCTCGTCGGCGCGCTCGGCATCACGCAGATCTTCACGGAGCAGACGCCGGGGCGCCCGATTGTTGGGCAAGCGACGTGCACGTTGTCCGGATCTCCGGTCGGCGGCTGGATCGAGTACCGCTCGCGGTGAGGCGCGCCCTGTTCGCCCTCGCGCTGCTACTCGCGCCAGCCGTCTGCAGCGCCCAAGCGGTCGGAAACGGTTCGCCCGCGCCGCCGGCAGCGCCGTACGTCACGCAGTACAACGCCGTCTTTCTCAACAACTCGAACGCCGGCACGCTGGCGTTTGCGAACACGGCCAACTCGAGCAAAGCCTACATCATCGGCGCGGCCTGTACCGCGACCGGCAGCACGATCACGACTCCGACAGGCTATACGCTCCTCGGCAACGGCACCGGCAACTCGATGCAGATCTCGGTCTACTACCGAGCGGCGAGCGGAACGTCGTCCGACCACATGACGCTCACGCAAAGCGCGTTCCAGGTAATCGAGGTCTACAACCTCGAGGTCGACAACGCAGGCGTCCCGATTGGGTTCGCGACGAGTGCTCAGTCCGGACTCGTCGCGCCATCTACACCTACGATCGCGACGAGCGCCGGTGAGCTGCTGTTCGCGTTCTTCTGCCCCAATTCGAGCGTCTTCGCATTCCCGTCTACGCCTGGGTGGTCGGGAATGCAGGACACGCAGTTTTCGAACCTGTCGCTGCTCGAGGCGAGCACGGCGAATTCCGCGACCACCGTATCGACGGCCGTTCGGTTCACTTCCAACTTCGCCGGCGTGACGGCGATCTTCGGAGTGCCGCACGCGTGAAGCGAATCGCCCTCGCGATCGCGCTCCTGGCCAGCTTTCCGATCGCGGCGCACGCGCAGGCGCTCGCGGTCGGCAACGGCTCGTTCTCGTCGACGATCGCCGCGGGCGGCAATCCCGCCGGCGCCATGGGAACGGGCGGCAGCACGAATTCCCTCGGAGCGATCGGCCTCGGTGGTAACCCGAACGGCGCCGTCGGTCGCGGGCTGACGTCGGTCCCGTTCCGCAGCCACGTCTGGATCGGCATGTCGGGCGACAATTTGCCGGGCTTCAACGTCATCTGGGGATCATCGTGGGCCAAGTTCGCGCAGTGGGTCGATATGGTACAGATCGGCTCACCGAGCACCTACGCGACGACCGCGCACGCCGCCGGCATCAAAGTCGACGGCTACAACGACTCGAATCTGTGCTCGGGGATCACGTATCCGGTCGGGGCGAATTCGGTCGCCAACCCGGACTTCTCGGGCGCCGGCGTTGCGTCGTTCTACCACGACGGCTCGAACAACGAGCTGCAGACGAGCAACAACAACCTCGTGCTCGCGAAGATCTGCGATCCGACGCAGTCGACCGTTCAGGCGATCGCCGCCGCGGCCGCCGCGCTGCAAATCGACGACGACGCGATCCAAGAGGACGACGCGACGATTCCGAATCCGTCGACGCTGCCGTTTCCCGAAGGCTGGGGCACGCCGACGACTTGGGTTCCGGGGAGCAACAGCTTCCAGTGCTCGGCATCGCCGGGCGGCTGCGCGACGTCGGGCCAGGTAAATCTGACGAGCTGGTCCGCCGGCGAAGCCACGATGGTCAACGGCCTCGGCAAGCCGGTGATGCTCAACGGCTACGGCGCCGAGATGCAGACGGTGCTCGCGGCGATGAACCCCACGCACGTTTGGGGGCTGATGCTCGAGGAGCAGTACTGCCGCGACGACAACGCGTTCCTGACCGGCGGCGCGAACATGGTCCAGTACACGAGCAACTACCTGTTCGCCGTCAGCCACGGGTTCAATATGCTGTTCCTGTGCGGCGAGAACGGGCGCGACGCGACGGCGCCGGTGCGCGTTGGCGAGATCGCCCGGATCATGCTCGGTTACGACTACAACCACGTCTACGAGACGAACTACGGCTGCGGGACGAGCTCGATGGTCTCGGCGTGCCAGGAAGCTGGGCTCGTCTTCCTCTCGCCGCTGCTGGGCTATCCGTCGTCCGTGAGCTCGCTCGAGGTCGCCAGCGGCACGATGATGGTCCGCGAGTTCGCTCACTGCGAGTTCGAAGGGACCGATGAGGGCGCGTGCGCGGCCGTTGCCAACTACGACAGCTTCAGCGCGCACCCGATTCCGACGCTGAGCGGTACGTACTCGCACGTACTCGTGCTGAGCGGCGGCTCGCTTTGCAACTGCCATGGCGATGGCGCGTCGACGATCGCCTTCAACGGCGCGCTGCCCTCGACGATTCCGCCGGGCGGCGCGACGGTGCTGTTTCCGTGATCGCGTGCCCGTCGTGCAGCCGCGATATCTTCGTGCTGAATCCGGACGAGCCGGCGATGCCGTGCGCGGCGTGCTGTCGGCGCGAGACGCAAAAGGAGTACTTCTCAGCGTGAATCGTTCCGAGCTAGTCAAGCGCCTCGCGATGCTGCCGCTGGCCGCGTCTGTTCTAGCCGAGAGACTGGACAATGACGAATCGGCTGGATTCGTCTCGACGAAGGAAGTCATGGCTGACGCGTCTCGAGTCGCGGATATTCACATCGACATGATAGGCGATTACCAGCGCGCGCGTTATCCGGCCGAGACCGTCGCGGAGATTCGCGACGTCCTCCAGACAGTCTGGAGAGCCGCATACGAAACCGCCGTACGAGACGCCGGCGGTCCGGTCGTGCGACCGTGAGCATGGCCGCCGCGCTGCCGCCGCTCGTCGCCTGGAAGTGCGAAGCCGGTCACGTCACAACGTCGCGCTCCGAACCGCACGAGTGCTCGAACCAGCTTTGCCGATCGCAGAAGTTCGCGAAGGTCGTCAAAGGGTGAACGAGATCGCGAAGGCTGCCAAGATCGAGATATGGTGGGACGAAGCGCGCTGGGCGTACCGAGTGAACGGCGTCACCGACGGTTTCACAAGGAACGTCTCGTTCGACGCGCCAGGTCGACTCGTGCTGCGGCCGCACATCTCCGTCGCGCTGTTCCACGATGTCTGGTGGCTCTACGATCTGGCCACCGACACGCTGACCATTTCGCGATCGGAGATCCCCGCTTGAGCAAGCGCCTCGTGTTTCAGGGTGAATCCGCGCCGTGGAAGGACGATCTCGCGAGCCGATGCTCGACGTGCGACCATCTCCTGTTCATTCACCGAGACCAGCTCGACAATCCGAAGATGAGTCGTTACGGGGTCGGAAAGGTCGGCGAGTGCCTATACGCTGGCTGCCGCTGTAAGAGCGCGGCCGCACCGGCGCCTTCAATGGGTTCCGTTATCGGCCGAGTCGCGAGGGCAGCCGTTCCGTTATTCGCCTTCGTCGCCGCGCTCTGTTCCGTCTTGACGGCGCCTGCGGCCGCGATCCCGATCACGCACGTCGTCGTCGTGATGCAAGAGAACCGCAGCGTCGACAACCTCTTCAACGGATTCACCGGGGCCGATACGGTCACGTGCGGCGCTCAGTCGGGCCGCGGTCGCGCATGCGTTCCGCTCACCGCGATGACGCTCGCCTCGAACTTCGACCCCTGCCACGGCCACGCGTGCTTCATGACCGAGGCCGACCTCAACCAGCAGACCTCGCAGTACGCGATGGACGGGTGGGACCAGGCGACCTTCAGCGGCTGCAGCGTCGGTTGCACGTACAACCCTTCGGCGTATTACTACGTCAATCCGACCTACACCACGACGTACTGGTCGCTCGCGACCAACTTCGCCTTCGCCGACGAGATGCACACCTCGCAGGGCTATTTGATGGGGGCGGTGGATTACATTCTCTCGCCGATCGTGCCGGAGATTCTGCGCACCAAAGTCCGCGTGTTCGTCGATCTGTACC